ATCTGTCATCCCTCGATCACAATACATATATATATATTACCTCGTCGGGGACGACGCGTATATAATTAAAGTGCTCGTTCTAACCACTTCAACAGTAGATTGATTCTACTACTGGGCTAATAACATCCCCTAGTAGCACTTAAAGTATACACAATATGGAAAATAACACTAACAGCACCATTCAGACCCCACTCGGAACAGTATTAGTCGTAGACACTAAGCCAGCCCCCGCTATCTTGGCTAACAAACATGTACCCAACAAACCACGTATAGTCATTCCATCCTCACCGTCGGTACATGCTGTGGTATATCAGTCAGCCCTAACCCTGGATTCGCTCGCATTCATGATACATCGGCTTAAGTCTTCGGATCCTAACGACGCTTTACTCAGCCAAGTCCACCAAAAAGTTGAGGATTTAGCCGCTTTGTTACATAACATGGCTCACTCGGATGTCCTACCTCCCACGGCCCAGCTTGAGACTATGGCTCGCATGGTCCAGCATTCTTGGAGAGATACGGCCCCTAAGACCTGCCTATCCAACGCCTACGCGCATTTCAATCTCGACCCACCGGCCCTTGATATCACCGCTACTGGTGCGGATCATACGCCCGTTTGGACTGTTGGGGTCCCAGCGCTCTACTCTGCAAAACCGACGGTTTTTCACTCACGCTCCAAACGCGCAGCCGAAAATTTAGCGTACGCTTATATGTGTCACCATCTTGTAAAGGAAAACGGTGTACCGGAAACAGAATGTCCATATTTCATTGTCCTGTTGGACTCTGTGGCTCAACACCCACAGTGTTAAACCTAACACAGATGGGTTGTCTCCTAGTAGCTCATAAAGTATAATGCTACCTGGATTTATATACTATTCACCCGCTATTCCTATTACTTTTGGCCCTGCCTTGATTTCACTTGAGTTACAATCCTACTCCGACTGGACAACACCCGAACGACTTAACGATTTGATTTCGACTTTATCCACTATAGACTTTCAAGACTTTGACTCTCGCCAACGTGCTCTGTCAACTATACGCACTCTACCTATACCTCAATTGTTTTACGCCTACCCTTTCGATCCTGTTCAGTACCCTTTTGGACCTCCTTTCCCGCAATCTCGTTTTCCAAGTCCCGGTACTTACGTAGAGCTTCAGCCCGAGTACCAATACCAATTTATCATCCTACAGGGTGCCCTGTCGTATCGTGACCCCCAGGATCCTACTGTTCCCCAAGCAAATTATACAGCCGCTTTGACTGCGTTGAGAACACTAGTTATTGGTCTTATAGGTTACATCGATCGTTCTCTCTTTGAATTGACTAACTTATCTAATTGGTTTATTTACCCACCCCCACCTTTGGTACCCGAAGTGACTACACCTGAAGCAGCCCCTGCTCCGGAAACAACGTCTTCTGCTACAAATCCAGAAATCGAAACGCCTACTATACCACAATGTCCTACTCCTCCCCCATGCCCGACTTCCCTATAAGCGTTGCGGTACTACAAAACGCTCGATGGTTTACACCCAACGTCCTAAACGCCCTATTGGACTTCCTAAGGGTTTTATATTTCCCCATTGTCTCCGCACGCGACCAGGGCTTTGCTTTACTAACCTCTGTTACTACTAGTCGACCCTTCGCCATCTATCCCGCTACAGTCCGTTTCTTAAGTCCTGGCATCTTTGTTACTGAATCGGACGTCTTACTATCACGTATCTTGTCCCAGATAGGTAGTGCCTTACAATTCAAAGATAGGCTCACCGAGACCACGTCCCAAAAGGGAGTGGTCGTCGTATCAAGTATGACGCCAGCTTACCAATCCGCTCAGGCTTCTTACATGTCCGCTTTGCGTGCCTTGACCGATTATGTCAACAACTTTAGCAACTACTGGACGCGCGAAAGATTTGAAAGACAGTACGCACTGTCCTTCAGTTAAACACTATACTATAACCCACTACTTGTACTAAATTTAACTTCGACCCTAATGACGTCTATGACTGATGGCGGTCCTTGTAGCACATTTAGTATGAACACGCACACTCACAATACCGACAACATGACCTACGCCAACTCCCGTTACGCTATTAAAACCATGCATTCCGACACTTTACCTTGTATCCATCGCAAAAAGATAATAAAAGAGAAAAACGCACTACCAAAAACTTTGGCTAGGTACGTTTCACTCTCTAACGATTCACTCTATTCCGCTACCATGGATCAGATCATGAACTGGTACGCTGCTCCCTCAGTCCTTCAGCTGCTAGCTACGTTGCGTGGTGTCAATTTCAATGACGACGCAGCTAGATTAGCCGCCCTGGATGCGATTAATTCTCTACGTGTTCAAGCACCCTACGCAATACCGGACGGCTTCGGTGATATTCTCACTAATTACCGTTTCTCGCAGGTCATCGACGGTATTACAATCGATGACAAAGCCTTCTGGGTGGCTGGTTTCTGCGACGGCTGGCCGGAGATCTTTGCCGGCCTACTGTACGCCCTACAGAATCCAACAGCCATTATCGATCCACCCGTTTTTGACCCCACAGCTACTAGCCCATCTGTTTTAGCTTTTACCCCTAAAGGTATCGCTGTTGATTATTCTAGTGCAGCCTACTTTTACCAGCGGGTGGTCAACATGTTCTTCACTTACCTACGAAACAGGATTGGTCTGTATAACTACGTTCTGTTCGAGGCTAAATACTCCCTCACGTGGGATGATTCCTTCCAAACTTAACTGTCCACGGAAGTTTGGGGGGCCCCGGATTCCCCTAGTAGCACATAAAGTATAACAACACTTGTGACTGCTAAATTCCTAAATCCACCTAACACAGCCTAACATAATGTCCTCCGATTTCAGCGAACAACACGATTCCAAGAAAAGACTCGTAATTGCCGGCCCTGGTTTCTATTCGTCCAACGACCCCGACGCTTACGATGCTGTAGTTATAGGTTCGACCTCGACCTGGTACCCTTTAGCCACTATACAGAAATTGATCAAAGACCTCAAGACCCAAAACGTCAATACCCAACAAGGTAGAGACGCTGCTTTGGGGCTTCTTAACTCTCTACAAACCACAGTCCCCTATCTAATGGGTGGTCCCGTCGTGGGTGATATTCGGTTTTCTGCACCCACCAATTTGATAGCTTCAGCACCTGACCCGCTGAAGTTTTTCATAGCCGCCTATTGTGATGGGTGGGACATCGTATTACTCAAACTTCGCACAGCCCTCGACTTCAAGGAAAGAGCTGGCGAAAGAGCCGCAAACGCCAATGGTGCGTCCGGCGAAGTGGACCAGAGCAAATCCACACCTGATCCCGAAGTTTCCAGGCAGCAGCGCAACGACACCAATGTTGCCGTTGCTTTCCTGATAGACAACATGGAAGTACTCATCCGTGCTAGAGCGGGTGTTTACAATGTACGTGCCTTCGAGACCAAATACAATCTTATTTGGACTCAGACCAGTTAGGCGCACTATTCCATTCCATTTCACAACACTTTGTAATTCCAAAGTTGTTTCAATTTATATTTTTATAAAACACGCTGTTAGAAGTCAGTACAAAACTTCCAAACGTTCACGTATTGCCCAGTCGGGTGCCCTTTCCCGACTGCTGCATTCTTTTAGTTAGACTTATTTTATCTTCCCTTACGGGTTTCTATTAGATCAGAC